ATTTTTACAAACGGAGTAGGAAGCAGCATTTGAACATCAGGAGTTATCGTCCAGGCTTCAGTTCCAGTTTCAAATACCATGGACTGGTTGCCTTCCGAAACAGATTTAACGCCTGGAATTTTAACTGCGCTTAATTTTGTAACATTTTCAATTAACTGGTCTATTGCCAGACTAAAATTTTCAGTAATATAAACATCAGTAAAATCTTTATTTAAATATTTCCGGATTGCCAATATTGCTTTGGCTTGATTCTTTTCATCCGTGGTCACATTATCCCTCCTTTAAAAATAAAAGAGGGAAGTTAATCCCTCTCAAATTAAGACAGTGTTATAGTTCCTATCCCTAATTCCTCGCCGTGTGGCAGGGTAGGAAGAGCTGTAGCAGCTGCTTTGGTGAATTCTCCAACAGGGTCTATTGATGTATAAGTTCCTACGAAAATATTCCCTACCATTGAGGCTTCTTCCATTTTCCCGTCACCTATAAGCTTAACTTCTTCAGCGGTTAAGCCATAAATAGTTTCTCCTAAAGTATCAGATCCGAACATCGATATTTTGTTTTCAGGATAGTATCTATTTGTGGTGTATGTCTTTGCACCCTCAGTTTTGTATTTTCCCTCGTAAGTAACAATCTGTGGTAACTCAGATTGTACAAGCAGTTCATTAAGCTGAGCCAGTGTAACAATCTTATCGGAGTTAACACCATATAAAGCAGTTCTTATAGAAGTTGCACTGCAAATAGCCCTTGCAATTTTTCTTGAAGTTAATGCTCTAACGGGTCTGCTTCCTGATGATGTTTCCACAGCATCAGCGAGTGTGGTTAAATCATCTAATGGTTTTGCGGTTGCCAAGTCTGTCCAACTAAATGGCTTTTTATTATCAGCTGGTACTTTATAATCCAGTGTAACCTCAACTCCATTTTCATTAATAGCAATCAATCCGGATGATAAAAGTTCCATTCTCATAGCTTCAACTCTAACCTTTACAGATTCAACCATTTTTTCTGCATCATCATAAAGCTGTGATAAAACAAATGCTAATTCAGCATCATTTCGTGGGTTCTGGATCTTAATTAATTCTTTTTCCTTGATCTGTATCTGTCTCTTAATGAGTGCTAAACTTTCAACACCCTTCTCTATAGCTTCTCTACTTGCTAGTTGAGTTTTTGTATCAAAAGCATGAACAGCAGCACTAACTGGCAGTCCACCGGAACCCAGGATCATGTCAAATTCAATATCCTGAATTTTATTTTCAGGAAACAGGCTTTCACCCAGCATAGGTATGATTTTTCTTTCTTTAAAATAGTTTATAAGCTCATTTGTGTTAAATACTTCTTCAATTCTTGACATTTTTCATTCCTCCCTTATTATCTAAATCTGATGTTTGGTAAAGCGGCTTTAAGCAAAGTAACAGCGGCTGCAGCCCATCCATCAAGTACTCGGTCGGCTCTTAAGTAACCTTCAACAACAAAGGCTGCTGGCTGATCTCCGTCAGTAACATCAACTGTATCAAGTAACACAGCAACTGGAGTAGCTGACAATGTTTCCGCGCCTTCAGTTCCTGTCTGGGTAACCACATTACCGTCAGTATCAATAAATTTTCCAGCCAGTACTATTTTCTTACCTTCAGAATCTGCCACTACATTAGTTGCGATAACAGTACCGCTGAATGTAACTAAGTTTGTCGGAGTAACTAAAATTTCCATATCGTTTGTGTAAGTTATCTTTTTAAAATTCATTATTTATTCCTCCTATTTTTTATCTCCCCAAGGATCGCTTAAGGGAGTTGATTTTGCATTGTTTTTTTCTGCTATTGAAGCACCTATTGAAAGCGGCTTTCCATCTGAGCCCTTGCCGCCTGGTACATAAGAAGCACCTTTTAATTTTTCATTTACCAAGGTTTCAAGTCCCTTTGACCAATCCGTAGCAAAAGTATCGAGGTTAGCTTTAGTTTTGTCTAAATCTTCACCTAAGAATTTATCTACAACGCTGGTTGGCAACTTCTTTTCAGTTGCATACTTAATAGCTTCGGTCAATAAATCTTTTCTTGCCATTTCAGCTTTTAACTTTTCAATTTCTTTCTTTGCTTCTAAGGCTTCTTTCTTGGCTGGATCAGTAACTAAGTCCGGATATTTTTGAGTCAATACATCGGCAAATTCAGTTTCCCAGGTTCCTTTCTCCTTCATCGTCTTTAACGCTTTTGAGTGATAAGTATCTCTCTCACTGTCCATGAACTGCTGAAAAGCCTTATCAGCTTTAATTTTTCCTTTAAAAGCGTCCAATGTAGCCCCGTTAGTCATAAATTGATCTTCTATGTCGGTACCAACTAATAGAGGATTAATATCCTCATCGTCTTTTGCATTTTTGATTTTTTCAAGTAAATCTTTTTTTAACATATATCCTCCCATCCCTTAAACCTCTAACGAGACTTAAGACATAAATTTTAGTTTAAATAGTGTAATTTATTACCCCTTGCACGCTATCTAAGCCCACAAGACGTATTTGTAGTAAAATAAAAAGCCTTATTGCTATTAATAAAGCTTTATAAAGCTATTCTTTTTGGTGCAAATTTGCCATAATATTTTTTCTCTGCATCAATTCTTGCCTTTACAGCGTCTTTGATATCGTTAAAATATCCTAAGTGAATTGTTTTTCTGTTTACACAAATCTTACTTCTCCACTTTTTATTTACTTCATACCATACAACTCCAGGAAATCCGGATTTATTATTTAAGCTTTTCTGTCTATTTCTTGAATTTTCATATGTTTTGCATATTCTCAAATTTGTTTTTCTATTATCCAGTACATTCCCTGAGATATGGTCAATTACATCATTACTATTTTTCTCTAAATGCATTATAACTCTGTGAAGTTTTATGCGTTTATTATTGATTTTTGTTTCTAAATATCCGTTGGTATCGCTCCAACTATGCATTTTTACAAAGTCATAGTCATCTAAATCAATCATGCTTATAATAATTTTGCCATTTTTCTTATACACAATAATTTCAACATAATTATCTTTTATGATAAATTCATTTTTGCTTTTTCGCATATTTTTGCCTCTCTTCTTTATTTTTTTGTATAAAAAAGAGAGGTGGTTGGTTGTTATCCAACAATTCCTCTCTAAAAAATCTTTTTTATTCAGACTTTATAAAACTGGCTCATATGTCTTTTCAAATATATCTTTCTTGCATGGATATATTTCGCCTTTTATTCCGGTAATTAGCATATCATCAGGAGTAAATTTATAATCTCCTTCAAGTGTCGGTACGATATAACATTCATCATTCTCATGTGTTACCGGATGCCCTTCATAATCAAATGACCAAGGCATATTATTAAAAATATTTCTTCCACAATGTTTTCTACCATATTCAACAAATTCGTCAAAAGTTATGGCTTCTATTACAACTGGTTTCTTTCTATACTTTGCCATCTTGCCCTCCTATTCCAAAACAGTATTAAATCCTCTGCACATCGGGTGTACCACTCCGGGAGCATTATCTAAATTGTATATTCGTCCATCTAATTCAGCACATTCATCACACGTTTTGGCATCCAATATCTCATTACGCTTAACTTTTTGGACTCCTGTTTCTTTACAGAATCTTTTAAACGCTGTATCCTCGCACCTGTTAACCTCTGTTTCAACAAGCCGCTTAGAATTATAAGCATTAGCATTAAAAGTATCTTTGATTTGTTTTTTTATCTGATTAACATTAACTTTGCCATTCAGAAAGTCATTAACTTGTTTATGCAGAAATTTTGCAACTTCCTCTTCGTTGTCCCAAATCCTAGTAGAAAAATGCTTACCTTTAAAGTTACTTTCAATGATTTCTCTGACGTCTTTAAGCTCTGCATTATAACTATAAAAGTCAAAAGTTTTATTAACTGTAGTGGCGCAAACTTCTTCAGTGATCTTTTCCTGTGCAGTTCCTTCATCTTTTGCCCCTTTGCTGATAATCTTTGACAACCTTTCATATTCTTTTGATTTCTCAGCTTTAGAAAGGCTCATGATGTCATTTAAGATGGTATAAGTAAGCATTATCATTGCAATCTCTTTCAAGAGCTCATCTCTATTGCCTTTTTGTTTCTTGTAAATCTCTTTAAGCTGATTCTCGGCTTCGTTATAAAGGTTCTCAATGAACTCTAATTCTTTATCCTTACTCATTTCCGTCACCTACATCATCCAAATTGACTTTTGGCAATGTTGCAGCCTGCTCTTTCCTTACCTTATCAGCTTCGAGAACCTTATTATTAACAAAGCTGAACCTTCCCCTCCATGTATCCTTTGAGATAATACCTTCCGGCATTTTTGATATAATATCAGCGGTTGCAGTATCATCACTTGGAATATTGGGTGTATAAAGAGCTTTTATATCTTTATAATCGTAATTTTTGTTTTTCTTTATATTTAAATAAACACATAAAAGCCTATTACGATTTTTAATCATGTTGTAATGCGCCTTAATTTCTAAAGTGCATTTATTTCTAAGCGCAATTAATCTTGTTTGCAGAGCTACACCACTTGTATTGCTTTGCATCTGCTCATTATGATTAATATGGCACGCTAATTGATACATTGTATCCTCATACCTATCAAGAGTGTTCTGTATAAATGTATCATTGATATTCTTGATAAGCCAGGAAGCATCCCCTCCAGCTTGAGGAAACTGAATCACCCCAAGTTTTTTCATTTCAGGTATTAGGGCAGTATCAACCTGAGCCCCCTTAAATAACAAATAAGCATTCCTGAAATCGCTTATCTCATTACCTATATCGCTCAAATTAGTCTCAAATGCATCCTGCAGGCCTTTTAAATCCTTGAATAAGCTATCATCAGTTCCCTCTTCCGTAAGCTCACCAACCGTAACCGGCACTTCACCAAAGATATTAGCAGTTGGCTTAGTTATCTCGTTAAAATGGCTATCAAAGTGATAAATATAGCTATCAGTATAAACATCAATATACTGGGTAGTATAATCAAAATCATTCTTAAAAGCATGAATAAAAAATAAAACCCTGTCTGAAGCCTCATCAATGTAAGCATATCCTTCAGTAGGCTTTATTATCTTACTACAGAAATCGGTATTACTATCCAAGTAATACAATTCGTAAACTTTGGTGAAGATAAGTAAATATTTCATAAGATCACTATCGTGTAACTCGTTCCAGTGAGCTGTATAATATTCGATATCCTTGACTACGCTTTCGTTGTTGGTCCTGGACTCATAAGTTATATCATTACCGACAGTATAGCTTACTTCTTCCTTGATGAACTTCTTAATGTAATTAACATTCGTTTTAAGATTAGATCTCTCGGTAACGAACAAATATTTTCTAATTGCATCAGTATCGCCTTTATAATAGTCATACATTTTATTATAAACATTCTGGAAAACCCGGTAACTTCCATAAATTTTTTTAACTAATTTCATGTGTTCTGGATTACTAAGATCCAGTCCTAATTCTTTTTTAAACAACTTTTTAACTAAATCACTCAGTTTCATACATTCACCTCCTATAGACCAAACTTCCTGCGGTCTAATAATGTTACTTTCTGTATGACCTCAATATTTTCAATCCTGTTTGCGAATTCTGAAGTAATATCCGCAGCATCATCATGTTCAGTAAATTTCTGCCCTGCAAATTCCTTTATCTGGTCTGTAAATTCAGTATCCTCATCCGCAAAAATTATTTGCCCTTTATTCATTGCCGGAATAATCGTACTGATTTTATCATCCTTATTTTTCTTTTGCTGCTCGTTAATAATTGTGATATTCCTAAATTTTAGAACATCATCCTTATTAATTTTCAGCTCAAGTTGATTTGCATCAGCTCCATTGAATGTATTTTTCTCTATATAAACATGAGTTATATCAATATATTCCTTAAGCAAATCAATCATATGGTCAACGTATTTATCAAAATCAGTTCTGGCATTTATTTTCGCTAATTCAGCCTTACGGGCATATTTTAAATTCGTATCAGACTGGGAGCCAACCAAATAAGCACTATAGTCAGATTTTACATTGGCGGTTGCCCCAGGGTCCACAAGAAGCATTGTTTTAATAAACGTATGAGTTTCAATAATGGATCTTGTTTCAGTGTTGATGACTTTAAACCACTTTTCACCAATACTATCAATATCGCCCTGGACCTCCTGCTTGAAAGAAGCTGGATTTTCATAATAAGAAAGTGCCTGATCTAAACAATCCCAAAATTCAGCCCATAAAAGAGGATATTGCATTTCTTTTTGATGTTGCCAATAAAATTCTTTAGCATTATCAAGTCGGTCTACATCCTTGAAATTAAAAAGAATATATCTAAACTGCTTCCATAGTCCAGAATTAAAGTAATGGTCAAGTCCATTAACTTTTTTACCTTCACCGTCTATGAAATCATCAATTAATACGCCCTTCTCGTTTTTAAACTTCCAAGTTGGCTGCTTCATTAATCTGGAATAAAAACATTCCTTATGCTGCAGAGTGCCCAAGGCAATTAAAACGGTACCTTGTTTAATTATCTTGCCATCTCTAACCACAGCCTTCTGAACCGCATACTTTACATCATCAGAATATCTCTTCCACTTTTTCTGCCGGGCCTCTTCTGTTCTGACATCATCCTCACTTTGATAATCGTCCAGGATAATTAAATCAGGTCTGCAATTATCATACTTACGTCCTCTCATGGGTGAACCGGAAGAAATCGCTTCTATAAAAGTTTTATTAGTTAATTCAAGCTGAGTACTATTGCATTTATACCTCTTGTCCCTATCATTAAGTAACACTCCAAAGGCTTTTTTAATATATTCATTTTCTAACAATGTATTTTTTATGTCGCTTATAAATTTTTCAGCAGTTGAACCTATATCGGAGCAGATTAAGGTATATTTTTTAAGATTATAGCAATGAGACCAAACTGAAGCTGCAAATGTTCCAAAAACGGATTTACCTGTGCCCCTGGGGAGTATTCGTCCAATTTGATTATTACTATTACCCTTAATGGATTCCTGAATGTCTTCCCAAGTCTCATGATGAACTTTTGCTATTGGAGCAGCTGCATTTGTTTCTTTCGGAAGGAATGTATTCTGAAGAAAATACATGCAGAAAAACTCAATCGACCTTTTGCCAAGACTCCAGGCTAAACCATGATAATCAAATAAATGATCCTTATGCTGAGATATAAGTTCTTGAGATTTACTTTCGCCATATTCCTTTTTCAGATAGGTGTATAACAATATTAAGTTTTGTTTATTTTCATCCTGCACCATGTATATCACCTAATTATTATATCGTTGTTGTTTTCCATCATTTCTTTAAAGTCTATAAATAAATCTTCCAGTTTTTCGTTATATTTTCGGTCATCAGATACCCTTAAAATGCTTTCAATAAAATACTTACTGCGATTTTTAGGGATTCCCTTTCTTTCAATAAGCTTTATTATGCTTATGCAAGAATTAAATTTTTGAAGGTGAGTATGACCATTACTGAAAGGCTTATTTGAATTATAAAGAATATAACTAGAATTAATCTTTATTATACGAAATTCATGCCGATATAATATTACTCTGTTCAAATTCCTCACCTACCTATACAAACTCGAGTTTAAAAAAATTTTATGGAAAATGTGGAGCCGACCACCGGGGTTTGGTGCTAATCCAGAAATAGAAGGTACCCCCACTACCCTTATAAATATGAACTTCGCTAAATCAATCTTTAACGAATATGGATAACACCCTCAAACCCGCATGGTTGTTAGGTTTCTTCTTTCTTGTCTTCGTCAACTTCGCTAAACACATCATTCAGCATGTCATCATTGACCTTATTTAAGCCATCATCATTGGTATTTATCTCTATTTTAGTAGCATTACTCATAGTCTTATTTAATAGAGCGAGCCTGGCATCTAATTCAATCTTCCTACTGGTAGTAGTATCAGCAAGTTTTATTAATTTCATGGCATTTTTAGGCGCATAAGACGTGATTATCTGTATTGTGGAAGATAAAAACTCTTGTTGACACCTGCTAACCTCAGCCTTAAACTCTTTCAATTCTATCCATTTGTAAATAGTATTTCTACTAACTCCGGCAGCCTTTGCCATATCGGTAATATTACCACCTGTAACCTTTGATTCTATAGCCTTAAATTGTCTTTCATCTAACATCTAACCACCTCCAATACAGTTAACACTATTATTTTAATTTAACACATAAACAAGGCACCCAGATTTCTCCAAGTGCCTTAACGTATATTTTCACATAATACTATTATAAACCTTTCAATGTGATATTAGGTGATATACTTTTTCAGGAACTTATCATGTTTTGTTCTTACTGTGATTGCTGCATATCCCATATTAGCTCCTATCTCTTGCCAGGTTAACCCATTGATGTACCGATACATGAGTATTTGCCTTAAATCACTATCGTTAACCGTGCATATATATTCTGTCAATATATCCTTTTCGTCCATTAACTCTTCAAGTTTACGGGTTAATCTATTCTGTATTCTTTTAACTTTGCGGTTATAACTGCCAATATCATATCCCTCTATCTTGATGCCGTGTTGTGTATATGGATAATTTACAGAGGAACCTTTTACTGAATCCATTACATATTCACATTTTACATTTTCCAGCTCTTGTTTGATCTGTTCAACCTCAGATGTAATTTTTCTTAGCTTTAATAATTCTTCCTTAGTCAAACTTATTCCCTCCCGTATTTATGATTTCCTCAACCCTCTTTTTCTCTTGCCTGAGTTTTTTTACTTCTATCCAGTTTTTATGTCTTACTGCCTTTTTCATCTGCTCTTCTATCTCAAATAGCCTGTCTTCATACAAATTTTTTGTATTTAAGCTCACGTTATCATCTCCTATTTGTAAAATTTTACTATATCAGATAAACTTGTATATATTTCAGCTTTAGCCTTAGTCAGCCATTTTACTTTGATGTTTTTATCTATCCCGGGTTTTATCCCATCAATATAT